CCCTGTTTTATCTTGTCCCACATACCCCATAAACTCCTCTAGTGTGTCCACAGGCTTGTGTGGATACTCGTCTACTGCATTGCCAATGAAATGCTCCAGTGTGTTGTCTAACATGGTAACTAGGTCTGATATAAAGTTTTCTTCTTCTTTCCACTCATCAAAGTATTCTAAATTAACACTAGACAAGCAGCAAACTGCTGTACGTTCCTCACTTGTAGGCAATGTAATCTCAGAGCATAAGTTACTCTGTCGCACAGTAAGTCCTAAGTCTTTCTGCTGCTGTGGTAAGGTTTCGTTGCAGCGGTCAAGGTTAACAATATATGGCTCGCCTGTTTCTGCTCTGGTGTGTATTAGCTGCCACCATAAGTCACGCGCTGGTAAAGTTTTTATAGCTTGCTTTGACTTAGGATCTATAAGTCTCCAGGGTAAGTCGTGCTGTACGGAGTATAAGAACTCATCATTAATAGTAACGCCGTTATGAAGATTAAGACATTTGCGATTAAGGTCACCACCAGTAGTTTTTCGCATAGCAACGAACTCTTCAATTTCTGGATGGCTAATATCCATGTACGCAGCATAAGATCCTCTCCTTGTAACGCCTTGATTGAAGGCAAGCATTTGACTGTCTACAACATGCATGAATGGTATGCTACCAGTAGACTGACTACCGTTAGCAGTAGATACGCCATTACTGCGAACATCGCCCCAATACCCGCCGATACCTCCACCTCCGCTTGCAAGCCAAATGTTCTCATCATAGTGATCAGATAAACCACGCCTTGAGTCAGGAACATAATTAAGAAAGCAACTGATAGGTAAACCACGTTTTGTTCCCCCGTTGCTAAGGATAGGAGTGCTAAACATGAACCAATTAGAACTTGCGTAATTATAAAGTCGCTGCGCAAGATCGAAGTTAGTATATCCTTGATAAGTAGCGCCGTATACAGCAGCCCGTGCGAAAGCTTCTTGAGCATGTGTTTCATCTTCCCAAAAGTATCTGTCTTTTAAAGTTTCTAAAGAGAACTCATTCAGTAATTCTTCTTTATCGTAATCAATCTCTATCCCTAAATAATTCATCTTCCCAATTTTTAATGTCATCTATATCTTCCTTCTCTCTTAACTGCGACTGCCTGTACCCTTTGGTACGTGCTTTGTTCTTAGATTGTTTACGTTTGTTAAACCTTTCAGTTCGTTCTGCTTTCCTATCCCAAGACATCCTGATTCTCCATCAGAAAAGCCATGAGCTTCTCTTCATACCAACGGGCCTTTCGTAAGTCTTCAATAGGCTTAGTCTTATAACGAAACCTCCAGCGATACTTCAAAGAGTTACCACGAAGATAACCTACAAACTCATCAGGTGTAAGCATAGCCTCAATAGCTTCTATGCATTCTATATGTCCGTTATTGTAATGAGGTGGGTGATCTACCATAGTGTTTATTAAATTAGAATATGATTTACCTAAACGATTATCAGGTATATTTTCACCATATACAGGATGATCATTAGGCTCATCCCAATCTTCTGTAGATTCCCTGTTTAAGTTACTCCATTCTTCTGGTGTTGCATCATCAATACTCATTGCATCTCCAAGTTTGTCTTATCAGTTCGTTGTTTGTACTCTTCAGTCTTCCTAGCTTTAGAATCTATCCAAGCTGCTGGTATGCTTTCTTCACTATACCATCTGAAGCTATTTGTTTCAGCCCATTCTGCATGAGATCTTTTGGTGCCATCTTTGCGCCTCTTTGCTCCCGGCATAGGAGCAGAAGGATTAGCAAACAAGAATACAAGCTCAGTGTTTTTAGGTAAAGCTTTTCTTAGCCATATGTACTTACTGTACTCAGCATGATCCCAGAATCTGCCTTTGGATTCAAGAAGTATTCTCTTCTTACCTACAATCTTAAAGAAGTCTGGCTCGTATGTATGCTCTGTAACATACGGAACTTTCTCTGTGTGATGCTCCCAGTACTTTAGTATACCTTCATGTAACACTGATTCCCATATTGAATCGTATGAGCTTCCATCAGGCTTTCTATACTTCTTTGGTCGAGGTACTCTAGGCTTACGCGCTGCCATCTACTAGATTCCTTCTATGAACAGCATCTCGTTGTCTGCTTGCTATTGAATTAAGATCACTTAGAGTAACAGCTTCAACATCAAGGTTACTGTTTTGTTGTAACATCTTCTTTAGTTCTTTGTTGATCCATCGTGGAGTCATAGGCACACACCTGATACCTGATTTAACTGGAGCGTATATCTCTGTTTCAGGCATGAACTGCATGACATTCTTAGTGTTAACTTTAACAGCTTCTTCATCAGATACCATGCTTCTTAGCCAATCAACAAGAAGGCTCTCTGTCTTCCTGTGTATCTGTTTTAATTTATTTTTGTTCACGTAATAAATAACTCCTGTACTTTTGGCGTAGAGGTAACTCTGGTGAAGTATTTGATTCCATTAGAATACTTGAACGCCCTTAGTCCTCTTCCGTTATTAGCGTCAGACCAGCATTCGTTTTTAAATCCACAGTATGAGCAGCCAGTAGACAGACGCATGTTACCTTTCTTACCTTCAGCAATAGGAGAATAGCATCTCTCAGGAGGGGTGTCTGAATTTAATTTACTTTTCAGATTATCTATTCTACTGGTAATATTTGGTTTTGTCAAGTCTCCCGGCTGATAAAGTGCAAGTTCCCCTGTCTCTTTATTTATTGCTAGAAATCCACCGTTGTTTGTGCCTTCATTTTCCTCATAGCCAGCCAGTTGATGCATGTATCCAAATGGATCATCTTGGTACAACGTACCTTCTTTGAATTTCTTAAATCCAAAATTAGAAGCAGTCTTTATGTCTACAACTTCTCCATTTATTTTACAATCCATATGTCCTTTAATGCCATCAACCTCTACCTCTTTCTGCTCATCAGATACTTCATGCCCTGCTAACTTAACAAAGAGTAAAAGTAATTCTTCAAGGAGGTGACCGTATAGAAACTTAATATGTGTAGATGCTTTTAAAGGAGGAGGTTCTGATTTACTTTTAGACTCGTACCATAACTGCCTAGAAGGTCTTCCTATGTTGCTCATGCGAAGGCCCTTGGTCTGCTTCTTAGGCTCAGTCCAATGCACCAGAGCCTCTTTCATCTTCTCGCCAAAGTCATCTATAAGATCCTGTGGAATGTCCATGTTCTCACCCTGAGACAGACACTCAATCTTTTCGTAGATGTCTTCAACAAGTGTTGATAGATTTTTAGAAGAGTTCAAGTTGTATTCCCTCAAATAAAGTATCTAGTTTAGTAATAGCAAGACTAGCATCACAAACAAACCATTCGCCTTTACGTGCGTAGTGCTTCTCAAGAGCAGCATGTGCCTGTGCTTCAGCCTCTCTCCTATTCTCAGTGTTGTATGCTTTTACTAACTCGTAGTCCCTGTAGGGTGATGATGTTTGGTACTGCTTCAGTCTATCCTGTGCGTCTACAGCCATGCCTACTTTGCACCAGCTAGGGAAAGCAGGGTTGCGTATAATGTATACCTGACCTTGCTTGGATGATGTGTAGTTTTTAAGAGAACTGAAGGCTGCATCAGTAAATCCTTCATATCGTCCCGGCTTGTGCAGCGGGTGAAACTTAGAAATATATTTACCGTCAACATACATATCAGTAAGATGGTTCCTAGCCGCACGCTTTTTACAATTCTCAGGATTATCTTTGTAGTAGTAAGGTTTACCTGTTCGTGGGTTAATGGGTTTCTGACCAGTTGTTTCCGACATTATACTCTCCGTCTAGTGGACATTTTAGATCAAGATGTTCGCCAGCAGCAACAATAGCTTCGACTCCTAACTGACCTACCCTTTCCGCATCCTTCTCAAGAACTTCTACCTGCCACTCATCGTGTACATTGGCTACAAAGTGAGCGTCAAGACCTTCGTTCTTTAAACTTCTGTTGAATAGTACCAGAGCTTGCTTCATAACAACAGCACCTGCACCCTGCAATAACGTATTAAGTGCAGCGTGTTCGCTTCGTACATATAACTTACGACC